TACTAATCCTAAATCCATAATATTAATTGATGGCATTTCTGGATCGTAAACAGTTTTTAATTCTTCAATTATTTGTTCTCGCATAAACTTTAACCTTTTGTAATATTTAGGCATAAAAAAAGGGCCGCTTTTTTAGGGCGGCCCTTTTAATCTTGTTACAAAGTAACAAATAGCTTACATCAAATTAGCTACTTGTACACGTCTGTAGTATCTGTTAGTATCTCTAGTTCCAATACCATCAATTGCAGCTCCAGTAGAAGCAAAAGGATTAGCCTGTATGCCGTATCTAGTTTTGAAACCGATTTTTGGTTGGAATGAGTCTTGACCAACTGCTCTCACCATTTGAAGTGGAACATATGGGCAATAGAAAATACCAGCGTCATATTGAGAAACACCTTTGTAACCTACTACAAAATATTGTTTTGCAGTTGAGTTAGCACTGTATGGATCAATATACACTTTGTATCTACCGTTTAGAATACCAGCGAAAGTGTTTCCAGTATCGTCAACGTTCAAGTTGTTTTGTAAAGCTGGAGCGTAATCTAATACACCCGCCATTTGCAATGCACTAGCAACATCAGAAGAAGTGATAAGGATGTTACCTTTTCCTCTTCTTGTTTGTTGTGCAATAGCATTAGCTTCTCTCTCAACTTGGAATAGTAACCCTTTGAATCTTTCAACTGACCAACGACCGTTTGAGTCTGTGTCTAAGTCGAAAATTCCAGCAGTAGTTACGTTACCTGTTTGAGCACCTGGTTTTGCAACCGTGTAAATTGATCTTACAACTTCTCTGTTGATTTCCGAAAGGATTTCAGCAGATAAGATATTTGCAAGTTCAGTTTCAGCGTCTAAACCGTGGATTGCTTTTAAGTCTTGAGCAAGTTCCATAGTGTATTCAGCTTTAAGAGCTCTTGATTTAGCAGTAACAGTCGATTTCTCGATTGAGAATGCCATTTCAGCAAAGCTATTTCCACCTGCGTCACCTAATGCTTCAGCAGAAGCTGTAGACATTGCAACACCTGTTGAATAATCTCCAACTGGCGTGTCGTTTAGGATTGCTGGGTTAGTACCACCGTGAGTAGAATTATTGAAAATACCCGCTTGAGTAGAATCACCAGCTTTGTTTCTAGCTGAAAAGTCTGTGTCTGCTTCGTCAAATAATGCTTCAGTTCCGTTTTGAGAATCGTATTTTGCTCTCATAGCGAAAATTAGACCAGTAGGTCCAGTCATTGGTTGTACGCCTGCGATATCGTAAGCGATTAGGTTTGGCATTGCTCTTCGTACTAATGAGATCATAATTGGATCCCAGTTTTGTACGTAAGAAGCATCTGTGCTGTTCTGCGGTGCAGCTTCAGACATAAATGCTCTATCTTCTCTTATTGCTCTTTCTTGGTTTTCCAAGATTACAGCAGTGACCGCTCTTCTATAACTATCCGTTACTTTTGGGAGTTCTGGATGTTCAAGTACGGGCTGCCATTTTTTAACTAATTGTTCTGATAAGTACATTTTTACTTTATCTCCCTATTTGATTGACAATTTAATGTCTTTTGTTTTACTGATAGCGGCCGTGTATGCTTGCATAGCTGATGTCATATCGACATCTCCTGTTTCGCCTTCACTTACGTTATCAATTTCATTGTTAGATGAAATTTGTTTTGTTGATTCAAAGTAAGACTCTTTAATAGTGCTTACTTTCTTTTTGAAATCATCAGAGTTAGAATAATCAACTTCTTCAGCTAATTTATTAAACTTTTCTTTCTGAGTGTCAGTTAATAAAGAAGACGCTTCATCTATGATGTCTTGTTTTACTAATTTTCCAATTTGAGAATTTAATTTAACATTGCTGTCGATTTGCTCGTTTAATTTCTTGTTAAGCTCTTCGATTTGTTGTGCTTGATCTTCTAATACATCATATTTTTCGTCAGGAACATTTATGTAATGATCTTCAAATAATTTTTTAAGACCAGTTATAAAGTCCTCAGCGATTTCGCCTTTGATTCCTCTTTCTACTGCGATCTCATTTTGTGTCATCCATTCTTCAACAACGTAGTTCAAATATGAATCAACTTTTTCAACAAGTTCTGATTTAGTAGTTTTGGTTTCTTCTTCTAATTTTTCAGCAAAGTCAGCATTTAATTTTTCTTTAGCTTCTGCAATTTTTGCTCTTACAGCTGCTTCGAAAATAGTTGCCGCTTTCGCTTTAAATTCTTCTGAAAGGTTTTCGTCACCAATTAAAGCTTTAACATCATCTGAAAGATCAATGTCTTCCTCTTTAATTTCAACTTCTTCAGCTTTAACGCCAGCAGTTGGAGCAATTGCTTTAGTAACACCAGCGTCTGTATCTGGTTGTCCTGAAGAATCACCGTCTTGTGCTTTTGCATTAACAGCGTCTGAAGCTTTTTTATTTTTCTTAGTAGCGTTTGGATTGCTGTCAGTTGGTTTAACAACTGCTGGACCTAAATCTTCTGCCTCGTTAGACAATGATGTTGGTTCAGATGCTACAGCATTCTTTTTTGGGGCATCAGCCATAGGATTAGCAGTTGCTTCAACTACTTCCTCGTACTTTTGCTCTACTACTTCATTTGCTTTTTCTGTAGCCATTGAGATTACTCCTTTATTATTAATTCGAATTAAAAATATCTCTCGTTTATTAGATATTTATAATAATTAAGTTTTTTACTTAAAGTTTTTTAAGAAAATTCTCGAATATTTTAGCTTTCTTTTCAGCTAATTCGTGTTTTTTCGTTTTAATTAGTTCTAATTTCCAAGCTTGTACGTCTTGTTCCATTAAAACACCATTGTTCCATACCCATTCTTTACCTTCCATAATGCCTTCTACGAAAGCATCCGGAGCGCTAGGGTCTGCAACTATGTCGGCAGCAGTAGCTAAGTAGAAATCTCCACCTACATAATGACCGCCGTTTTTACTTTCTAATGAACCCATTCCACGAGAAGAAACGCCTAATTTAGCGCCTTCATCAATAAGACTTTTTACAATCTTACCGTATGGTGTGTCCATTATTTTTGCTTCACCAATAAAGTTTTTACCTTCAGGATAAAGTTTCTTAATCATATGAGAAACTCTTTCCAAATTTACAGTTGGTCCGTCAGGATGTCCTAACTCTCCAAATGCTCTGCTTTTATTGATAAATTCTGTGTTGTATCTTCTAACTTCTTTTGTTAGAATTTCGTTAGGATATATTCTACCGTTACGATTTTTAATATCAGATTGTAAGAATATACCTTTTATTTTATATTCTTTTTTACCTTGATTTTCTTCTACTATGTAAGTAGCTTCGTTAATTTCTTCTCTAATTAATCTCATATTTCCCTCGTCTTTTATATTTATAAAAACCTTTACCTGAATTCAACTAAAATCGTATAATTATCTCCGTTAGCAAAGCTTTTTGTTGATAATAATATATCACCTGTTGGTACCGTTGCATTATTTGCTATTTCATTACCTGCAGTCCTCAAATCCCAAACACCATTGCCTGATAGTAATACAGCAGTTGCATTGGTAGCTCCTGCCCATATTAACTCTACAGCTGATTTGTTATTTGAAGTGTTTATAGAAAAATAGATTTTAGATATCTTTTTATTACCATCTTCGGTCATAAAAGTTGTTGCTGAAGCGTCAACTTTAGTTACATTGGTTTCGCCAGTACCATCTGAAATGTTTGTAAGTTTAGTAACATACTTAACACCAGATGTGTCTGAAATTGTTTGTGTAGTTACTGTATCTGCCATATTAATTAAATCCTAATTCTTTATGTGTTTCTATTATAACATTGTATGCTATTACGTTTGAATCGCTTGTTAATAAAATATCCCCTGTTGGATCTTTTATTTTACTTTCTCCTGGTTTCAATCCGTAATTGCCTCTACCTCTTATAACAACTTTTTTTTCTTCATCATTTTTAAAAAAGATAGTTACATCTCCTGAACCTAATACTTCATAATATAAATTTGCAATTGAAACTTTAGGTTGACTTGAAGCTCCATCTAAATTAAATGAATCTACTAAAACTTGTTCACTTTCTCCACCAACTCCTTCTGATTTAATAATAGCTTTAAAACTATCCTCGATCACTTTAGTAGCGGAGATCGCCATAATTAACTTCTTGGAGCTACTGCTGATACTTTAGCAGCTGCACAAGAGATTCTTTGTTGTATTTGTTTTTCAAGTACAACTTCATCTCCAGCTGCGTGTAGATAAACAGTACCTACAATTGAGCTATCACTATCATCAACTGTTACCGTAGTTTGTCCTGTTGCGACAACTCTAACAAAGTGAGCGTTATTCACATTATCATAACTTGGATTTGTGATTACAGCTCCTTTAACTATAAATGTATTTGCCATTAATTCACTCCTAATTGTTCGTTTGTTTCTTTATCAATATAATGATAAAGTTTTTCTTTATTAACATTATGAAAGACGGATACTTTATTTACAATATCGTCAAATTTATTTAATACGTCTTTTTGATTTATTTCAATTAATTTTACAACATCATTTACTGCCTCTTTCAATGAAGGCGATAAACTATTAAAAGTTTTAGTATCTAATAAATAATTTTCTTTTATTAAATTACTGATCTTGTGTTTCATTCGGCTCCTGAGGTTCCTGTTGCATTTCTGCTGGTACAGTTTCAGGTGATGGATCCAAAACCACAGGTTTAGAATCGCTGTATGGAGTTGCATTAAATAAATTTGCAGCCATATCCTGTCTTTTAACTTCTAATGCGTCACCTACTTTAGTTCGCAAAGCGTCTTTAAATGCCTCACCAGCTTCTGCGTTTGAACCTGTTGCTAATTTGTCTATAAAAGTTTTTACTTCGTCACTCATTTTTTCTCCTTATTATTTTTTAAAAGAATTGTTAATATCACCATTATCCATATCTGTAGATTGAATTAACCCGTTATCCTTTTCAGTTTTAATTTGTAAATCTATTTCTTCAATTTCTCTAGCACTTTGTTTCAATACTATTCTTCTAATGTAATCATTTGAATAATATTTACCAACATACTGTTGTAAACTATCAGAAATAGCTACTCTTTCTCTCATCATTTCGCTTTCTTTTAATTCTGCAAAATGACCATCTTGTATAAAGTCGTATTGTATATGAGCTTGGATTGTACCCCAATCTTCTTCAGCAATAATACCCTTTAATATAAGTTGAGTTCTTAAAATGTCATTAAATAATTCAGTAAATTTTCTTCTTAATCTACCTACAAATTTAGTGAATTTCAATTCATCTCTACTAATTTCAGCTGCTCTTCCTAAATTGAACCCGGCAGATGATTCTAATCTACTAATAGGAACATTTAAACTTCTATAAAGTTTCTTTTGGAAATATTCTATATCTGAAATTTCTCCTAGATTTTGTCCGCCTGGCAATGTAGTGATTTCTGTTCCTCTACCACCTTCTCTACGAGGCAACCAATAATCTTCTAACATATTCATATAGTTTCGATCATCTCTAATCTCACCAGTAGCTGCGTCATACACAAGCTTGTTACGGTATCTTGCCATAACATCTCTTAAATATTGTTCAGCTTTTACTTTAGGTAAATTACCTACATCTATGTAAAAGATTCTTCTTTCAGGAGCTCTAGCAATTCTGTATATTACAACAGCGTCTTCAATCATTCTTAATTGATTGACAGGTTTAATTGCCTTATGCAAATATGATAATACTAAATTTTTATTCTGATCTATTAATCCAGAATTAGTATAAGCGATAGTGTCCACTGCAATTTTAATACCTTGACCTGCAACACCACCGGCAACTCCTTTTTCATTGTAAACATAATATTCTTTAAAGTCGCTTATTATATCTAATGAAGCTTGAGTTCTTTGTTTTCTAACTTCTCTGATTTTTTTAATTTTTCTTGGATCTAAATATTTTAATTCTAACAATCCATTTCTAGGATTTTCTCTATCAATTACTTTTTGATAGTACATACGACCATCGACATACCATCTTCTAAAGATATCGTGGCCCTTTGTATTAAAATTTAATAATCGAAGTATGTATTTAAACTCATCTTCAATTTTTCTTCTTACTTCTTTTCCAAAAGGCAAGCTATTTAAAACTGGTCTTATAGGATCTTTATCTTCCTCCACAACGATTGCTTCATTTACTATATCATCTATAGCTGTGTCACACTCGGGGTGTAAAGATATTTCTCTATATCTTCTAATAAGATCAGCTTCGTTCTTAGCTGTGCCTTCTAAATCCAAATACTGACCAAAGTGTCCGCCAGTAGCAGCGACGGTTGTTGCACCATCGTCCGCTACGGGAACACTAAAGTTTTGCTTTGGATCGTCTTGTGGTTTTACTCGTGTTATTTGAAAACCAAATAGTTCCGCCATAATTTAATTTCTCCTTACTAATACTTATCCTATCGGTTAAGTAGTAGTATTTGTTTCAAAGTATTGATAAGTAAACATAACGTTAAACTGTTCTATAGCAGTTGTTTCGTCATACGATAACTCAATAGCAGAGATATCTTTTGGAAAAGCACCTCTTAACGTATATGATTTAATTGTATTTCCGTTTCTATCTAAATGGTCAATAAAAGCGTCAACTTGATAATCAGCAGGATTTGTTAATCCTTCGTTATCAGTCATATTATTGATACCATTTTGCCATCTTTCAAAAGCATTTCTTAATTTGAAATTTGAGTCGTTATAAACAGTAATCGACCAATCAGCAAATGTTCTATCACCTGCTATTTTAATTGATCTACCTCTGAATTTAACGTCAACTTCCCCAATCGTCATTGCTGGGATTGAGGTACTTCTGCATAAGAATGCTAGTTCTTCTATTTCGCCACCAACTTGTGCGTAACCAGGAAAAGGCATTACTACCTTAAACTGATTGGCTCTTGCGCCACCGCCACTAAGCTTAGCTTTGAAGTCATTAATGTTTGCCATTTTTTTATTCTCCTATTCTAATCTTAGCCTGCAACTTCTTCAAAAGAAACGCCGGTTCTGGTTGCTATGAATTGTAATGTAATAAAATTGATACTTCTAGCAGGCTTCACAAAGATTTCTGCTATAAATTCATTTCTATCAATTACATCACCTGTATTGTTAGTTTCATCACATACTACTAAAAAGTCTGTGATACCTCTACGACCTTGTACTTCTCTAAGGAAAGGCTCTACAATGTTTCTAAAATTCGCTCTTGTGAATTCATCATTGAACTCAAACAATTGGAATTTAGAAGCAGTTGAAATTGCTTTCTCTAGTACAATAAACAATCTTCTTACGTTGACTCTATCAAAAGCACTTGGAGCGCTTAATCCAGTTTTATCACCGAATAGAATAGTACCTTGTCCTGGGAATGTTACCACAGGATTGATTCTTTGTCTATAAAGATCATCTCTTTGGGTTTTAGTCGGGTTGAATGCCAGTTTAACTGCACCTCTAATATTACCACGGTTGTAACCTGCTGGTGAATACCAAGAGTCAGCAATTAAGTCTGTTCTCGCAGCTAAGCCTGCGATATCTCCATTCAATGGAACATATCTATATACGTCACTATATCTGTCGTACATATATTTGTAACCACTGTCAAACATTACATATGATGATGATGTTATACTGCTGTAAAAATCAACAACATTTAATAGTTGTGTATTTGCAGCTGCAACGTTTACTACATCTGATCTCTCTGGAGATACAAATGCTACAGAGTCTTTTCTGTCTTCTGCAATTGCTATAACGTTTGAAGCGTGAACGGAGTTTCCAGAACCTGCAATGATTAATCCTACATCTACTGTATCTACATCTAGGAATTTTTCATAAGCAGTTTTCTTTTGACCAACTGTAACTGTTGAACCATCTGAACCATTAGTTAAAGATTCTACTGTTGGCACTGTAACAGCTGTGAAAGTTAATCCACTAGCCAGTGATCCCCAATTTGATCCAGAAGAATTATGATCCATCCAGTAAACATATTGTGATCTATTGTACAATACATCAACATAATAGTTTGTGCCGCCTTGAGCATCTTTAGCATCAGAAGCTTTAGAAAGCTTTGAATAAACTTCTAAAACTGTATTTTGTACACCTGATAGTAAACCGTCTTCGTCTATAACTACAACGTGGATTTCATCACCTGATCCGCCTCTTTGTGATGTGTATGATGAAGTTCCCGGAGCACCGTTAACTAAGTCAAAATATTTCCAACTTCTTTTCACATTTACACCGTTTGTTAATGCGTTATGTAATCCGCCTGATCCTGTGTCAGCTCTGACAAAAGTTATATCGTTAGTAGATATACCGGTTATTCTATATTTACGGCCATCATAGTCAGCACCGGCAGCTGTTGTTGTAAACTCAACAATGTCACCGACATTAAAGCCTGTGCCTGATGTTAAGGTAACTGTTGTATCTCCGGTTGCTGTTGAAGCATCACTAAGTGTTGTTTTTTCAACTTCTTGGTATGCTGTTGCACTTGGACAAGTTGCTACTAATAATGAATTACCCCAAACCCCTGCTGTTCTACTAGCAAACGTTCCTACGTTAGCTGAGCCGTCAGCAAAGTTATTGGAATAATCTGTTGTGTTGTTAATTGTTACTGCGCTACCACTTACGGTTGCGTTTCTAACTCCAGTATTTGAAGCTCGTACAACTCTTAAAGCGTTAGAGTATTGTAAAAAGTTTGCAGCTGAAAACCAATCTTCAAAGTTACTTGAATCTGGTTTACCGAAAACTTCTACTAATTCTTGCTCGCTTGAAACCGTTACGATTTCGTCCAGAGGTCCTTTTATGAATTGTCCTGCAAACGCACCAACACTTGTTGATACAGCTGGAATAATTCTTGTAAGGTCTCTTTCTTGTACGAGAACACCTGGTGATACTTGAAATGCCATTAGGTCTCTCCTTTAATTAATTAGCTAATTTTAACATATGTATTAAATCAAACTTCGTATTATTCATACGCCCATACTCAAACTTTTCAATACTACTATTTATAAAATAAGTATCTTATACTATGATTCTCCACGTCTTACTACTACAGGAGACCATCTCTGGCCATATTCATCTATAGTATCTTGTTCTTCCTCTGGTGTTCCATCATCAATAAATCCAAAAGGAGCCATATCCTGATCTATTATCTTTTCCTGTTCTTCATATAATTTTGATCTTACGTCCACATTGGTTAATTCCTTAAAATATCTTTGATTTGATACCCAACCAAAAAGAATTAAACAAGTCATTAAGTCATCATTACATCCTTCTTCAGCTTTAAAAGAATTATGCACCCGAGTAAAGGTAGACATCTCTTCCACTATATTAAAATCATTAACAATAAGTTTATCTGATTCAATAATAGTTTTAATATTAGCACACCCTATTTTTTTCACTTGTTTAGTCATACGAACACCTAATTGACTACCTCTTCCACTGAATCCTGCACCTAATATTTGACCTGCTCTTCCTTTTTGAGTTGTCATCATAACGTGGTCATACTCTAATTCAAAATGTAGACCATCTGATATCTGAGCACCTAAATCATTTACTTCAACAAGTATGTTAGCTCGATTATATGCCTTACAAGCTCTTTCTATATTATGAGGAAATAATAAAGGTCTAACTTCATTACTTCTAAACTTTGCAACAATTCTATATGGCATTTGAGATACATCAAATATAATAAAGGCAGAATAATCTTTCTGTATACCTCTTGCTACATCAACCGTGCATACATAATTTTTACCTTTAACCGGCCGTTCAAAAACATCTAAACCTCCGCTAGACTCTAACGCCGTCATATAAGGTATTGTTTTAATTTTTGCTGGAGAAATTAAGGTATCAACAGAACCTAAAAATTCACAATTATGAGATATAACTCCGTTAGAGATATATAAATTATTTAACTGAACATTTATAGGGTCATATAAAGATATTTTTTCATTTACTAATTCATTATATAAAACTTGTTTATCATCTATAAAATCTCCAATTTTTATATCTTTAGATAATCTTTTATCTTTTCCAAATGTGTGTCTAATTGAAACTTTTATTTCAGTTCCATCATCAAATATAATATGTTGATAAAAGTCTTTTTCTATTTTTTGTATTCCATCAAATGGGGAAAATCCATCAGGAGTTAGAATCTTATAATTATTTTGATTAACTCTTAACATTTGTCCAACTTTGTTTTGTTACAACCTTTTTTAATCCTTCTGGAGTTAAATTATATTTTTGATAATAAGTCTTTGAAAATGCTTGTTCATACGACATTTCTTTACCATTTCTCATAACTTTTCCTACTTCAAAATTAACTTTAGGTTTTTGATTAAAAAGATTTCTAATTTCAGTTACAGTTTGTTCATTTAATTTTGATGAGTGTATTTTTCCTTTTCTTACTTTTCTAAACCTTTCAATAGTTTCTTCAGTAAAACAATTCTTTTTACCCTTATTCCAAGGAGTTGTACCTTTTGTCACGCCACCAATTCCTTTTCTATCAACCAATCCCATACAATAATTTTCTCCACCTTTTGTTTTATTCCAACCATCGTAAAAGGTCTTATATTTTTCAATGTGTTTAATTTCACCAATTGCGGCCAGTTTATCATTATAGTAATGGTCCTTTATAATAAATTTATGTTCGGGTTTATCTCTTTTGTGCCATTTCATTCTAACACGTTTATTAATTGTTAAACCAACATACTTAACTTCATCATCTTGTTGTAAGTGGTAGAGATATATTCTTTTCATATATCTATTTATAAGTCCTAAAAACTCACACTCACATTTTTTTATATAAATCTTCTATTTTTATTTTACCTTTTTCTGTTTCCACTATGGTATCTCCAGCTACACATTCAAACTCACTGGAGAATTGTGACGCACTCGTGTTTCTTATCGTTGCTTCTTTCCAAGCTTCATCTCTGCCAGGAACTTCTGACCAATGTACCTCTATAGGAATATAATCATTTTTTTTATTTACTGCGTCTGTCCATAATTTATAGTACATATTCATTCCGTGAGGGGTAGATACAATAATCATTTTTGTGGTTTTACCAGATGAGATAGTAGGATAAACGGAACTAAAAAATTGTTCGGCAATGGTAGCAGGCACGAAAGCAAACTCGTCAAGGAATATTATGTTATAAGAACCTCCTCGAATTGCACTTGAAGACGTAGCAGCTGCAACAATCTTGGCTCCATTTTCTAATTCAATCGAACCTTTGTTCCAATTCAAAACACCTTGTTGTAAAAATTTTGGTATATTTTCATATGCTAGTTGAAGTCTACCTAAAATATCTCTTGCTGTAGATGATTTGTTTGCCAATATAGCAATGTTAGCATTAGGATTAAATAAAGCATAATGTAGTAAGTAAGAAACAATAGTTGTAGATTTACCAGACTGTCTTGGTAATTTACAAATTGTAAACCTTTCGTTGTGCATTGTACCAACAATTTCTTTTTGAAAATTATACATCTTAAACGGCACAAGTCCATCATCAAGCGAAACAATCCTAACATAGTTTTCAATAAAATATAGAGGATCTTTAGAACATTTATCAAATTCTAAAATTTGTTCTTTTGAAAAATCTAACTTAATGTTTACTTTTTTAAGATTAGGATTTCCAAGGTAAGTTTCGGTATTATTCATTAACTATAATTCCTTCTATGTGTGTATATCCCAATACTAAAGCAGCCTGTATTCTCTGGCTACCTTTATGCACTCCATATTCTTTTTCAATATATGGAATTCCATTTGCTCCTACTCTATCAGTAGGACTAATTTTATGTTTTATAACCTCAATAGGATCATTCATTGTTTCGCCATCTAATAATTCTTTTAAAGGATTCATTGATTTAATATAAGTTAAATCGGTTATTTGAAATACCTGTTTTCTAGGATTTACTGTCTTCGCTTTTAATATTTTTATCATTGTCGCCCCGTAACATCTTTTGTAATTCTGCCGAAGAACCTACAAACAAAGCATTCTTTATATTTTGACTAGTTGAAGATTTACCTGGTAAGTCTTTTAAATCTTTTAATTTCTTTTGCAAGTCTTGTAGTTTATCTACTGTACCGGCAACTTGAGCAATCAGCTGTCCTGCAACCTCATAAGCTCTTGGGTGTTGTCCTTCTTTTGCGATATCTAATATGCCTTCAATTGCTTGTTGGCCTTTTTCAATTAAATCATAATAATTCTCTCTACTATAACTATAATCATTATCAATATCAGCTTTGTTTTTATCTTGCACTCTAGGAACAGGAGGATTATCTATTTTGACTATTGATTGCAACGTAGGTTTTATATCTTCACCTATGCCTAATATTTCATTTACTTTATCTTCTAGTTTATCTTTCATATACCTATTTATATCAATGTAAAAACGGTGCTGGTATCTATAACATATCTATCATTTAACAGTTTCACAGTTTGTAAAAGTTATCATAATATAATTTATTCGTCTGTATCTGTTTCTGGATTGTATGATTTGCTATCTGTGTAGTTAGTAATATTTGTGGTAAATCCAAAATCATCATCTCCATCAGCGGAAGAAGGATTAGGAGTAACAATAATTCTTTCTTCTCTAGTAGATTCTGGTAAATCTGTGTATGAATCAGCTTGTGTTTGTCTAATAATTCCTTGATTAGAAGATGGTCCAAATAAGTAAGTTTTAGCAACAAAATTTAAAGTATAAACTACAGCTCTTCTTGTAGTAAAATCTCCACTATAGCTATCTTCATAACTCACATTATTTAAAATTATAGGCACATCTCTTTTAATACTTAACTCTGGTATTAGATTAACAGTTATTGTATAATCAGGTTGAAAGTATGGTAATATTTGTTCTATAATCTGCAATCCATTTTCAGCAGTTGCTGTAAAAACGGATAGTGTGTAACTTATATTATAGGGCACTGGCGTATAATTAAAATCCATTTTAGTATTTGTGCCAGTTTTAACTTGTTTAAATTTTTGAACTCTTGTTAATTTTCTGGAAGGATCATAAGTTATTCCACTTATTTCAAATCCCATTCTAGGTAATGTTATAGCAAATTCTCTATTCTCTAAATCAGCTTTCTGATCTAGTCTAACCATAAATTTTTCTTTTGGACCATATGCTAAAGGAACTTTAATACTTTGAGTAACAGCACCAGTTGAATCCGTTGTTTTACATTGTATGCTATTAAACAGTGTTCCAAAGGCCACTGTTAATTTTCTCATTCCTTCATTGTAAAAAAATCTATTAAACATTAATTAAAATCTCCTGGATCTCCAAATGGGTTAGCTTCGCTAAAGTCTAGTATATTGTCTGTGGTATCGGCTGTATCAAAACCAGCTTCAGATTCAAAATCATTATTACCAGCATATGATGATTGTGTTTGAAGACTATATGTTTCTAATAATAGATATTGTATTTCATTATCAACATTATTATTTTCTAATACAATTGAGCCAACTTCATTCTCTAATGTAAATTGATAATTTAATTGATTTAATGAATAAGTATCTTCGGCAACATCAAGCTCTGCCACACCTGTATTGATTTCTTCGGAACTGTATTCCCAACGAGTTACTCTTAATTTGTAAACTGGCAAATTGCCTAATTGAAAGAATGGCTCTTGATCTTCAACAAATAAAATTTCAAAAAAACTTTTCATCAAAGGCAGATAGATTATATCACCTTCGTTCGGTCTTCCTTCTTTTATTAATGAAACTTTAGAATCAACTAGGTCGTTAAATCTCCTTTTAGAGATCATAAAGGTTGTATCTTCTCGAATCTCTAAACCGAACTTACTAATTAATTCTTGTTGACCGGCAAATCCTTGTGTTGTTTCAAAATATGCTTCTATTGGAAAAGCACTATCAAATCTACTTGCAACATCTTCGCCTAAAATTATATCCTTATTGACCAAGGTACGAGGCATATAATATATGTCGTGACCAAATTGTCTTAAAGATTCTATAATTAAATCTTCGTGTAATCTTTGTTCAGCTGCATTTCCTATACCGTTTCCACTTTGAAAATATTGATTTGTAGGCATATCACTATCCTATCATAAAGCTTGGAGCTATTTCAAAGTTATCTCTTATTTCTTTTTCAAGTTTGGCAATATCTTCTGTTGCTTCAGAAAAAATCTTTGATCCGTTTAATGTAACTCCACCAATCATTGTTACTCCATCAAATTTTGACAAATTAGCTCCCCATTGTTTTTTAAACAATGCTGTTACATATCTCTTTAGCCATATGTCATTAAAAACGTCTGTGTATACCGTTGGATCTAATTTTCTATAACAATCTATAACTAAATATTCATCCTCTTGTAGATCATTGGCCCAATCCATATCAATATATAATCTATTATCATTTTGTTGAAATCTTATAGGTTTCATACCCACTAAAATTTGATCTAAAAAATCCAAATGCCTCATTGCCATATCGTAGTTAATAATAGAGGTTGAAGTAAAATCATACAAATCATTTAGACGTAATTGATATCTTACATCAAATAAATTCATACTTGCTTTGGATGAAAATGGAAAAATATTTGTGACAGCTATTACTGATTCAGGAACTACTAAAAAGTTATTAGCTTCACTCCAAGTAGTGGTAACAGAATTTTTAGTTATTGTTTCTGTAAAAGGATTTGTTGCTGACAGTCTAATTTTGTCATCAGCTGTTAGTTTATATTTAAGATAGGTACGTCTAATACCATCATAGTGGTACTGAGCATAAAATTGAAGAGCCTCGTCTAGTCTATCCTCTAATTGATCGTTATCAGCGTTGATTTCAATTACAGGTTTTCCTAACGTTCTTAAAGCGTATTCTTTTAAACTATCCCTTGTAGCTGGTGTTGCCATTTAATATCCTTGTGTTTACTCTACTATTTATAAGTAAATAATAGTGTTTATCCGAGAGCAACGGCTTGTGCTATTGCAAAAGACTTTTCTGCTTTTGCGTTTAATTGATCCTGTGCATTGCTAGCTAATGTACTAATATATTGAAATTCCGTACTTGATACTGATCCATTTGCAATTTTAGTTGCGTCAATAGCTGCACTAGATTTAATATCAGCATTAACTATATTAGTAATAGTATTATTATCTGAATCTATTGATTTGTTTGTAAGGATTTGAGTTGTACCTTTAAACAATGTATCAAGTTGGGATAAAGTAATTCTACCTTCTGTTCCGCCATCTGAAGCAATTAATAGGTCGGTTACTGTTAATGTTTGATCTGTTAAATCGGTTGCTGTATCAATATTAATTACAGCTTCAACACTTCCATATTCTAAAGCGGTTCCGCCTGAATTTACTTTTAAAACTTGACCTGCCGTTCCAATGCTCGATACTCCAGTACCTCCGTATAGATAACCAATAAACTCGCCTGTCTGAAATTCAGCCAGTCCTGTTGCATTACCATCACCGTCAAAAACTGTTCTTATTGGTACTTTTGTTGCCATTTTTTATTCTCCTAAACTATATTTATATAAAATTTTTACTAAAAACTAAATAATTCAAATTTTCCTTGTGTTGTTCCATTTGCCTTCGTAAAAGATTGAAAAATTGAACCACCTAAACCTCCTCCAGCAGACATAGTAAATGTTGCAGCTGGTGTTCCTAATCCACTATTTTGTGTATATAATGGTACAGATTTTGTCACAATTCCTGTAACAGCATCCGATTGTGCAATGGTTTGAGTGCCAACTTTTGATCCTGCTGGTAAAGTTGCACCGGTAGCCGAAATATTAATTGCACCTGTACCATCTCCTGATATAGTTGCACCTGCAAGGTCAATAGTATTTCCTGATAAATAAATATCTCTCCATCTTCTATTAGGAGAACCTAAATCATAAGTTATGTTAGTTAATGGTTCTAAATTTGAAACAAATCTTCCGTTAACTGTAATAGTATCTTCGGTAGAATCTCCTGAATTGAGACCTAATTGAATATCACCTTTCAATACAGCGTCGTTTGAAACTTCTAATGTTGAGCCAGATACATAAAGATTTTGAAAGTATCCATTTGACCAAGTTTTGCTAGCAGAACCTAAATTTCTTGTATTATTAACGTCAGGAATTATATCCTCATCTACAGCTGCAAATGATACGGCAACTTCTCCAAAATCATATTTGTTTGATGTTGAATTCCACTTTAAAGCATAACCATTTTGTTTTGTACTATAATCAATATCATCCATTTCATTAATTTTGGTAGAACCACCGCCACCTAGTGAATGTAATTGAAGTGTTGTTAGTTGTTTAAATTTATTAAACTCTTTCTGCAAATTTTCAAGTGTTATATCACCTGTAGTAATTTGTTCTTTAAAAGTATTGGCCGATTTTGTAATTCTATCAATAATGGTATTTCTATCTATTTCATAATGATCAACAGGTTTTAAATGAGTAGAAACAAGTTTATTACTTAAAGCTGATTGTGCATTTCTAATCAAATCATTTTCTTTAAGTGTTAATTCGTTTCTAGTGTTAGATAAAAATTCTGTTAGTTGACCGAAAACATCCTCAACCGTTTTATCAGGAACAGTTTGTTCAACGACAATTGATTCTTGTATATTTTTTTCTGTGGGTTGATACTCTTTTAATGAACTTGCTAAACTTAATAAACTGTCAACCAGATTTACTTCGTTTTCTTGTAAGTTATTATTTTTTAATTCTTCTAATTTTGATAGAGAAAATATTTCTTCTAATACTTCTAATTTTTTGTCTTCTTCTTTTTGTATAGTTTTAACACTTTCAGCTATGTTAAATAAATTTTCAAATACATTATCGGACATTAAATTGTAACTCCCGGATCAACAGTAGCAATACCCTCAAAAACTCTTGTGACTGTACTGTCGGTATAGGTGATTACTATATCATAAACATATCTAGTATGTGGATCTAAATTATCCGTTACTTGGTCTGATAAAGATAAGGTGATTGTGCCAGCTGCAGCCGAAGTAATGACAGCTGTGAAATCGGTTCTAGTATGTGTTGAAGCATAGCCTCTTGCTAATTTGGCTTCAACAGTATAACTTGTTAAATCTTGTACATCTCCACTACTGTCTTTAACAATAAAAGTGTCGTTAAATGAAGAGCCTTGTTTTATCTTAATGTTTTTGATTTGATTAATAATTGTCATAGTTACCTACACCGATATGTGTTATAACTATATTTATACATCAATAATTGTTATCGTATAAATTCGCTTTTAAAAGTTAATGTAATTCTAGGTATATTTGGTTCTAAAGGCGCCATTCCACGGTGTTCCCAAGAAGCTTTAAACATAATTAATCTATAATGTTAATTTCTGGATGTATAACATCAACATCTTCTAATCCATTTTTTTGTATTTTATACTTATTTTAACAGTTGTTTTCTAATGTTTGTAGCAG